CCAGCAACCAACTGCATATCGTCAGCGCCAATAAATCTGATATATGTATTTGTATCACCATTATGTCTGATATATTCATCAGCACGTATTTCGTTAAATACAGATGTTGAAGCAGGGTCAGCATAATAAGCTGAGTTATTAGAGTCATAAAACCTTTGAGCATATGAATAACGTCCAGCCCAAACATCACCGTCAGACTCAACACGTAAACGATATGTACCATTACCGGCGCCAGATGTAAATTGTAAATTACCACCAGCATTTGTTGATAAGTCATTTGGTGACTCATAAATTTGCCATAGGTTTCCGCCGTTCCATGCTAGTCCTTCAGATGGTCCTGGATCGTTGAATGTTAATTTGTTTACGTTATTAATATTACCGTTTGTCCAATCCCAGTTACCTGCGACTTTAGATGGACCTTTTGGTTCAATATAATAGTTAGTGTCGTTGCGATCTCTAAATCTGTTTGCATCAATAAGGTCAGCTACTATATCATCTGCAGTAATATCACCGGTAACAGTAAGATTTCCGCCAATTGAACCATCATTAACAATAGTTAATCCTTCAGCTTTTATACTCGATTGTGCATCAACTCTCTTTAGAATTGGTGGACCAAATTCACGAGTTGCACCATTGGGCGCATAGTTCATAAGAGAAATTAATCGAACGAACCGAACACCTAAACCATCTGAACCATTAAATGGCGTATGGGTAGTTGGAAGCGTATACTCACCTTTATATTCAGTCCAGCCTGTGGCAGTAACGTTGACCGCCGATGCCGCGAAGTATACAATACCGCTATTGGCGGCAATTGGATTTTTATCTTTATCGTATTGTCTAACACCTAAGTAGAATAAACCGCCAGTACCACTGATGCGTCGTACTGCCTGTTCTGCATAAATTGTTTCTCCCGGCTCAACTGGAATAAAGTCAGAGTCAAAATCTCTGTAACCGTTAGTTCTTAATGCATAACTTGATGCGAATGGGCCATCACCATTTAAAACATAATCACTAGTAGATGTAGTTGCGCTATTTTCAATACCTTGCATTGGTTGGATAACTCGTTTATCCCAATAATCTGATGCATCAAACATTTTCATATCAGCAAGGCCAGAGCCATACGTTTTTAACAATCCAAGATTTTCATTACCACCATTAAGAGCAAGTGATCCAAAGATACCAGCACCATAAGCTTGTATGTCACCATTTTCTGAGAACCAGAAACGCTCACCTATATTATTAAACGAAATACCCATCGCAGAACGAGAGTTTCTTGTTTGGTGGAATATAGATGGGAAGTTAGCATCAGCAGTAGTATTTTGTAAAACGATCAAACGTTGTTGTGCAGACTTAACTTCAAGTGGATATGTAGTATTATTAAAGATTGCGCTATCGCCTGCCTTAACTGATTTAAGTCTAGATTGACCAGACGGTTGCATATAAAATGCAGCATTATTTAAATCATAGAATATTGGAGAACGCATACTGTTTGGAGCAGAACCATAACCGTTTTCAGCACCAATTTGGTGAATGTTATTTGAATGTAATCTTGTAAAGTTATTTCTGTTTGCAGTCAGTGACCATTCATTATCAGTCTCGTTATACAGACCCATCTCTGTAGCACCGCTGGATATAAAACCCCAGTCATTACTAATCATATAACCTGCATAACCATCTCTTTCGCCTTCAACCATGATAGTCCCTTTAGGACCTGATGGTGAGTCGATAGTTAGAGAACTGCCATCCATTTGGATTTGATTTGTTCTAACAACATTAAGTATAGATGTTGAAGCAGGATCTAAATAATAAGCATTGTTTCCTGAGTCATAATAACGTGGAGCATAAACATCAAGGTTAAAGTCAGCAGAGTTATCATCAATGTTTAATCTCTGTGTATTATTGATAAACAATTTATAGACACCAGCGGCTGAGAAACCAAAGTATGTATCTTCATCACCTTTATGTCTAATATAATCGTCTAAGTCAATTCTATTCATTACTGATGTACCAGCAAAGTCACCATAATAAGCGTTGTCATTATAATCGTAATAAGTAGGGAAATATGCCATGTCATTGGCATCGGCTGCTGATATGCCGCCGTTGAAATTCACTCTCTTATTGAATAGGAATATTGCTCTATCTGTATCAAACTGAGCTGACCCTGCAACCTTAGATCCAATATCTAAAGTACCAGTTGGTGTTGTGAACCTATGAGCGTTTGATGTATTTGGTTCAAACTTAAAAGTTCCACCAGCATCAGAGAATATTGGAGAACGCATATCTGTTGCAGCTTCAGCATATGTTGAATATACATCAAGCTGTGCGGTTCCACCGGCAGTAAATATAATTTGGTCAGCGCCAAAACCAATTTTAGTATTAGTATCTCCGTCGTGTATAATTTCACCGACAAGACTTATATTATTCATTCGTGATGTACTAGCAAAGTCACCGTAGAATAAAACATCATCTGCATCTAGGTACTGAGCGAATGAAGCATTACCTGTTGACGTAAGTGTTTTATTATTTCTAACTCTAAGATTGTTGGCATCATTCATATAGAAACCGCCGCCTTGACCAAATCCAAGTTCATCCATTCTTAGGAATGTAGCAGTTCCATTACCGACAACATATGCATCATCAGTACCATTAAGTTGAAGCGATCCATCTATGTGAAGTTTACTATCTGTTTTTGTTCCGCTATTTAATATCGGTGTATTATCATGTTGAGCATATGCGACTGAGTCATTACCGATTGTAATATCCCCTGTGCTAAGCATTGCTAATCTAGTTGATGCACCACTATCGTAGAAGTAAACTCCTTGGTCTGCATCAGATATAAAGTAAGCATTCCTTGAGTTATCACCACGAATAGAGAACGCCGCTGCGCCATCTGATAAGAACTCTGCCCAATAAGCATTTTTACTTTGGTATGGATTACCACCAATGTCAATTCTATTAAGTGATAAGAGTGATAGCCCGCCATTATTACCAGCGATTGAAATTGTAGGGTTAGTAGTTGCACCTAATCCTGCGTATGGCGCGATCATAATTCCGCCATTGCCTGAGTTATTATCTACAAGATTAAAGTCTGTGCCTGCTCCAACATTAATACGACCGCCAACTCTAAGTGAGTCAGAAGCACCAGTTTGACCAAGATCCAAATAGTTTGTGGTTCCTGATGTATCATAATATACCGGTGCTTTCATATTGTCAACCGCGGTTACGCCAGTATCTCTTACGAATAATCTATCAGAACCACCAGTTCTAACTTTAAACTCATTTGCGGCAGAGAATGTAATTAATGTATCAGTATCTCCTTGGTGAATAATGTCACCTTGTAAACTAATATTATTCATTACCGATGTACCAGCAAAGTCACCATAGTAAGCGTTATTATCAGAGTCAACAAATTGTGGTGCAAGAACATTATATGTAAATGTTGCGTTGGTATTATTAAGAGTTAATCGTGCAGTACCACCTGTCGTAAATGTCTGTGTATCTGTACCAAAAGAAATCTTATTATTAGTATCACCGTTATGGAATAAGTCTTCGCTAATCCCAAGGTTATTAAATACCGATGTACCGGCTGGATCGGCATAAAAATTATTGTCACTTGAGTCAAGGAACCTTGGTGCGATTAAATCAACTGATGATGTAACCGACGTATCAGTGATTGCTAATCTTGTTGCTCCACCTGTGTTTAAATTGATTGTGTCGGTATCAAATGATAACTTAGTATCGGTATCACCATTATGGAAAAGATCGCTGTCAATTCCAATCGTATTCATTACAGATGTACCAGCAAAGTCACCAAGATATGCATTATTACCGCTATCTAAATAGCGAGGAGCCTTTACATCAACTAATGATGTTACGTCAGTGTCAGTAATTAATAACCTTTGACCTCCACCAGTATAAACTTCAAATTGATTAAGCGCTGGGAAATTGATATATGTATCAGCATCACCATCGTGTGATATAGTTCCAGCAAGTTGAATATTATTTAACCTTGACGTATCAGACGGCCATGATAGATATGTATTATCGTCAGAGTCTAAAAATTTCTCAGCAATAAGATTACGACCAACGGTCCAATCACCATTTAAATCTGAATATGTTTGATAAGCAAATACGCCATCAAGGAAACCAATTTTACCATTGTCTGATGCCATAACTCTATTGTTACCCGCACCACGCATAGTAAGTAGTGCCGAGCCAGTCCCATTACCGATAGCAACAGTTCCTTCAAACTCCAAGTTACCTGTAGCAACGTCATTAACATCTGAACGAATAAACTGAGCAGCTTCTAATCCATCAACTGTGTCAGCATCAAATAAGTTACCTGCACCTTCATCATCAGTTGTAATAATACGACCTAAGTCTGTACCATTTGATATGAGTTTAAACCAATCATTTGTTTCATCCCATTGTAGAGATGATGTTGCTAAGTTACCACGAAGAACTTCCCAACCAGCATTTTCTGTTGGTGTACCTGTCGTAAAGTTTGAATTTAAAGTAATTAAATTATCAGCAATTAAAACTGTTTCTGATTGAACCTCGACTCGTGTACCTTGTACTGTAAGGTTACCAGTGATAATATAATCACCGTCCATCGTATCATTTTGATCCGACCTTACAAAACTTCCACTATCAATTCCATCAAGTAAATCAGCATCTAAACCAGATCCTGTACCGTCGTTTCCAGCGTACCAAATAACTTCGCCATTAACTGTTGGTGCACGTTTAAAATCAATACCAGTTGATGTAAATGCTAAATCAATAGAACCACTATATTTAATTGCAATTCCATCAGTACCATTATTAAATGTAATACCGTTATTGCCATTGTCTACTGAATAATCATTTGGTGTTGGATTTGAAACATCTAAACTATTTGCGTTACCAACAAAACTGGTAATTACCGAACCATTGCCGCCATCGTTTGTTATTGTAACTGGTATACCTGAAGAATTGCTGAAATCAGCTGTTCCTGATACCTGTAATTTATTTATGCCGTCGTCGGATGCTGTGCCGATTAGAACGTTATTCTCCGATTGAAGACCGTTCTTTACTATGAATTTCTTATCATTTGCCATTCGGTTCACTCTCCCCAGTTAGGCTTTATTCTTTTATCTATTTATAACTATTATTTAATTAGTGTCCCAGCTACTTTATATACATGTGTTGATGCAGAACTTGATGTTACATTTAACCTAACAACTGGTCCTGAAATTTCAACTTCAAATGTTGCCAACTCTGTATTCGTAAATACTACACCATATTCAGTTGCAATCGCGGTTGAGCCATCGTGTGTAACCAATAGTTTGGTTATTTGACGATCAGAACCTTCAGTTGAGGTTACTGTGTATTCAGCACCACTAAAACTACTATGTGGAAATGCGTGAATGTTAGTAGATGTTGTTGAGGACGTTGAAGTTGTTGCTGATATAAACGTAGAATGTTCTAAACTTAAATTACCTTCAACCGTTAAGTTACCTGTAATTGTATCACCAGTAACATTAACAAATCTGTTATCAGCTTCGGTTTCAGTATAATAACGATTGTCTAATTGACCAGCATCTAATTCTGTTTCAGTATAATATCTGCTATCAAGTTGACCATTATCTAATTCAGTCTCTGTGTAGTAAAGAGAATTAAGTTGGCCGTTATCTAACTCTGTTTCAGTATAATAAAGTGAATTAAGTTGACCATTATCTAGCTCGGTCTCTGTATAATAACGACTGTCAAGTTCACCATTTGTTAACTCAGTTTCAGTAAAGTATCTATTATCGAGTTGACCAGCATCTAATTCTGTTTCGGTATAATAACGATCGTCAAGTTGTGTATTTGCATGTGTTAGTACGTGACCATTCGTATCAAAGGTTAGACCAGTGAGTACACGACCTGATGCTAATGAAGTATCAACAACTGAAGATGTATCGTCGTGGGTTATTGTAATTATTGTATTAATGGAATCATTTAAGTTAAAGTTTCCAGTACCGGTTAGTCCTGATCCACCTTGAACTGTAACATTACCATTTCCGATTTGGTTTGCCGCAGTATTTGCAGCCTGCGATAAAATATCTGATGCATGTAATCCATCAAGTTTATCAGCATCTAAATCAGTTCCTGAGCCATCAACTGTAATAAGTTCTGCAAGGATTTCAGCAGCAGTTTGGTCAGCGGTTGCGCCATCTTCAATTAAATCAAGTTTAGCACCATCAACCGAAACGTCTCTACCATCAACATTGCCAGTAACAGTAATATTACCTGTTACATCAATATCCTGTCCAAAGGTATCAACCTCAACGTAATAGCTTGTACCATCACCTGTTTGTAATGCCAAAGTATTGTTTGCACTAAGCCAAGAAAAGTCATCAACGCCAGATACTGAAGATGTTGTGACAGATGTTAAACGTCCATCTTCGTCAACGGTAATTACCGGAACTGCGGTTGCCGAACCATATGAGCCTGCTGTTACACCAGTATTTGCTAACTCAGTAGTAAGAGTCATTACACCAGTATTTGAAGAAGCTGTACCCGTAACCTTACCAGTTAATGTGAGATCCAATCCATCTTCTAATAAATCTAACTTTGCACCGTCGGCAGCAACATCCCGGCCATCCACCAAGCCTGTTACTGTTATGTTTCCAATAACACCAAGGCCGGTAAACGTATCAATAAGTGTGTCGTAAAAGTTACCATCAGCTGTACCAATAGTAAATGTATTATTAGCAACAGTCCATGTAGTGTTTGCCACACCTGCCACGGAAACTGTATTGGCTGTAGTAATTCGACCATCTTCATCAACCGTGAAAACGGGTACAAGAGAAGCCGAACCATATGAGCCTGCGGTTACACCAGTATTAGCCAACTCTGTTGTGAGAGTCATAACACCAGTATTGGAGAATGCGTTACCCGTTACTTTACCGTCTAGTGTGAGGTCTAAAGTAGCAGGTGGTACATTCGTAAAGTTATTATAATCTAAGTAATAATCGCCAGACTGACCATCTAATAGGTCTGAGTCAAGGCCGGATCCTACGCCATCAACTGTTTTAAGGAGGGTAAGAACCGCACTAGCATCTAAGTCTGCCGATACGTCGATAATTGATTCTGTGTTAGCAACGGCATCATATTTTTTGAAATATAGTTTACCGTCAGCAGTGTTAATGGCGATTTCACCAAAATCTAACTGTGCAACTGTAGGTACACGTCCCGCAACCGAACTGCGTCGTAATTTTATTGTTGACATATGTATGTCCTTCTGTTATAATAGATATATATCTTAATAATCAATAATATAGTTTTAATAAATTAAAACGTTCCACCGTCAATTTCATTAATAGCAATCGCGACATTACCCGCGGTTACTGTAGTATCAACTCCATCGGTACCTGTAAATGTTAGGTTAGTACCTAGAGATATATCAGATGTTGTACCATTTTCATCAATAACTGTAAACGTAGAGTTTTCTAATTTTGCATTAGTAATATCACCATCTGTTATAGAAAATTCAGTACCAATTAATGTTAACGCGCTTCCGGCAGAGTATGTACCCGCACCAGAGAATTGATACCAAATAACGTCGTCAGTACCAAGTGCAAATGTTTCAGCATCTGTTACCGTCGCAACATAACCAGTACCATTATTTACGGCACCATCAGTTACGAATTGGAAGGCTCCTGGGATTTCCGAGGTTTCATTAAAGTATTCACCTCGAGTAATTACCCAATCAATAGCCGCGCTACCGATTGTAGTAACTTCATAGGAACCATTTTCTAGTGAAGCAGTTTGATCTTTAACAAGAATTCTATCTCCGAGAGACCAATTTGCTACACCGTCGATGTCAAGTATAATATTAGCAGGAATAGTAAGTGTACCATTTCCATGATTATACGTTGCACCTAAATCAGCAGTCGTTGCTGCTAGAGCAGAAGGAATAACTCTTAATCCTTGAGCTACACCATCAACGTAAGCCTTAGTTGCCGCATCCTGTAAACTAACAGGGTCAGCAAGATCTTTAATTATATTATTACTTACACTTATTTCATTTGTATCAGCATTAAGAATTAAGTCATGTCCAGTTCCTGTGTCTGTAGAAACTGTTCTGTTATTAATTAATACTGAACCTGATTTTAAATTACCATCAACTTCAAGTGCTTTGAATAAAGAGTTTGTACCGCCCGGATGTAAGAAGTAAGATGTGGAATCTGTATCAACAAATCTTTCTGCATGTACATCATTTGCTACATACCAATTACCAGTTGACCTTTCGGAATAAGCACCAAAGTTAAATGTATTATCAAGGAAACCAATTCGACCTTGCCCAGCAAATAGCGTTGACTGAGATCCGGGACCGTCAGCAAAACCAATTTGTGATGATGTTAAACCAAAACCAACTCTTAATCCATTAAGTCTTGTTTCTCCAGCAAAATCGCCATAGTAGTTATTATTGTCTGAGTCAAAATATCTCGGAGCAAATACGTTACCAGTGAATGTTGAACCATCAAGCGTGGCATAAACCGTATCAAGATGGCTATAATCTAAACCAATCGCAACGTTTGCGTTAGCTCCTGTACCAATAAACTCTTGGTTAACTGTAACACCAGATGTAATTCCGTCTGGGTAAATAAACCTTACGAACTGTGTAGTAATATCAGCATCAATAGTTGTATCTGTAAGTCTTGTAACTTGTGCCGAACCATCAAGGTCTCCACCCAGTGTAATAGTGAAGTTATCTGCAAAGAGATTCATTACATCGTTGGCATCATCGTTTACGGCAAATACACCTGCACCATTTGCATTACCATCTGTAAACATCAAACCAATAATATCACGTGATGTTTCAGTAAAGTTTGGAATCGCGTTAGCTTGTAATTCTAATGGAATGTCTGTAGCAAAATCAATTCTACCATCTTCAGTAATACGTATACGAGGAGTAAATCCATCAGTACCATACATTTCAGCAGAAACGCCAGTAACATCAAGTCCAATTTTTAATTCGTTGTTTGCACTATCAATATCCTGAAGTTCTAAACCACGACCAAGATTTAATGTTGGATTTTGTAGTAAGTCAATATCTGTTAAGTGTGAATTGGCACCGTCTTCAATCTGTAGTTTAGATGAGAACTGGCCGCCAAGATAATTAAGAGTAACAACATCACTAAGATTAACTGGGTCAGCAACATTAGTAATTGTATTGTTTGCAGCGTCAATATTACCAGTAGGATCAAGTACTAAATTAGCATTTGAAACAATTTTGGTATTGACTTCTAAATTACCTGTGTTATAATTAAGTACAATTTGATTAAGATTTTGACCAAAGTTTAAATTACCAAGCTCATCAATTTGCATTCTTTGAGTATTGGCAGTATAGAAATCTAAATCGTTATTATCAACACCTGCCGCGGTTTCAGCAATGATATATGTATTTCTGTCGAGATCCATAACTGAGCCAGCAAGACCAGCCCAAGCAGTACCATCGTAACCTTCAAACCGAGCATCTTCAGTATTATAGCGTAATCCACCAACGATACCAACTGGTCTTTCAGCAGTCGTACCTTTTGGCATAACCAACGCGCCATTAGTATCAATTCTAATTAACTCGTCATCTGAACCAAGCTTACCTGTAAAGACTTTATCAAAGTTATAATTTGGAGCACCAAGAGTTAAAGAACCAGTTGTATTTGGTCTTAAAGAGGTTGATATGACCGGAACATTAACATCACCATAGAAAGTGGTAACATTATTTGCATTCATCATAGCAACTCTAGAACCGCCAGTAAAGAATTGTAATTGATCGTCGTCAGATCCTGGACTATTCTCTGCTATAACCTTTGTATCTTGGTCAACATCAACAGTACCACCTAATCCTGCCCATGCAACTCCATCATAACCTTCGAATTGGCTATCCTGAGTATTAAAGCGAATTTGACCAGTTGCTTCAGTTGGTCTTTCTAGTGTTGTACCTTGTGGTAAACGAACTGCGCTTGTTCCTGAGATTATTAAATCATCACCTACTGGATTAATCTGATTTAATGGAAGAGTTTCGTTTACACTAAATTGAGTTCCGTTAAGGACTAAACCAGCACCTGCTGTAAATGTACCTTCACCTTGGAACTGAGCCCATTCAACAGGGTCTGTATTAAGGTTAAAGTTAGCAGCATCAAGAACTGTAGAAACCCAACCTGTACCACCATTAATTGTACCGTCAGTAACAAATTCATATGAACCCGGAAGTTGTTCGCTTGTATTGAAATCAGCTCTTTGGAATATCCATTCAGTATTGGCAGAACCAACTTGGATTACATCATAAGAACCGTTTTGTGTTTTATCAGTTTGGTCTTTAACGAGAAGGTTTTTACCTAACGTCCAAGTAGTAACATCATCAATATATAAAAAGTTAACTGGTGGAATGGTAAGAGTATCACGTACAGTTGAGTTACCTGTTTCAAACGTGGCACCTAAATCTTCTGTCGTTGCGGCAAGAGCTTGTGGTCTAACCACGAAACCCTGTACTAAATTATCAACATATCTTTTATTTGTAGCATCAGTTGCGATAATAGGATCGTCAAAAACTTTAATCGTTGTTTCAACACGATCTAATTCAAACTCAAGATACGTTTTGTTAATAGCGTCAAATCCATCAACAGGATCAAGTATACCAGAAACTCTATGGAAAGACATATCCACAACGTTATTAGAACCTGGGTCAAATGTTATGTTGGCATTCGCAGTAAATGTACCATCAAATAATTCAACACCGCCTGCTTCAAATGTTGTAAGTCCAACGATATTGTTTGAAGACTCACCAAGAGTTAAGGCTGTTGTACCAAGTGTAATATCGTTAGTTGAAATTACGTTATTAGAATAAGCAAAGTTGTCTTCGCTAAACGAACGATTATTAAATTGAGTAATGTGACCATATTGGTCTAAATCAATATTGCCAGCAAATACTAAACCGGCATTATTAGAACTTATTTCCGTTGATGTAGCTGCGTGAGATATAACAAGATTTGCATTCTCTGTATTAAGTTCAGGTGTAACAATAATACCTGAACCTGCATCAATCTTTGCAACATATTGACCAACTGTATCAATTCCAAGCGTAATGGAATCTGGTGTAATGAGTGGTTTTTTCTCAGCAGCGGCGACAATCCTAATCTTATTGGACTGACCTACTTTTACTTTAATGCTCACTGGTTAAACCTCCGTGATTGTTGGTATAACGATTGCTAGACCTTCAACAATCTTTGACATCTCACCACTGGATTTCCTCATTAAAACATCGTATTCGTATTTTCCTGGTCTTAGGTTGGCTGTAACATCGGCCTCTAAAACTAGTGTAATGTCATTTTCGTTTTTTTCTACAACAAATTCAGCTGCACGTTTTGATGAATACATTTTTCGTAAATCTGCGAAAAAACTAAATGTGTTTATTACCAAATCGTCATCGTCTCCGTCGAACATTTCCAACGTGATACGAAAATCAGTACCTTGATCTATATAGATATTTGCTTTGGATCCCATCTTTTCATCTCTTTATTACTTTTATCTATTTATAAAAAATAAGGGGATACAATCGCTTGACCCCCTCACTTATAATGGTTGGATTTGCAAGAATTATTGACCTTTAATTTCGTCAACCTCATCTTTTAAATCTTTAATAGCTTCGACTAACAGTCCAATTAACGAGGCATATGCGACTGATTTAATCTTATCTTCAGTTTTATCTTCAATCACAACTTCGGGAATAACTCTTTCAACTTCTTGAGCAATTAGTCCAATTTTTCTATCAGCAGGATTTGTTTTCTTATTGAAATATACACCACGCAAGTCTGTAACTTTTGAAAGCGCGTTATCAACAGTAACAACATTTTCTTTAAGTCTTTCATCAGAGTTTGTAGTAATATCACCTGTTGCAGTAAATTCACCGCTTGTTGTATCAAAAGTAAATACCGCAGTACCGCCTGCTCTTTCTTCAATTCTAATTGAAGTTGCTGAAGTGGTATCAGCATCCATTAAGAATGCACCAGTACCTGATTCAAAACCAAGCTTCATATCATTGTTAGTACCGAAACCCATGTATACATCAGGTGGCAAATTCAAATCAGATGTAATACCTGTAAGATTGCCTGCGGTTAATGTACCACCAACAGTCATGTTGCCGTTAACATCCATGTTTTCTAAACTAAGTTCATCATCTCCAGATGTATAGAAGAAGTTTTGTTCACCACCTGGGTTAGGTCCTAATGTGGCCATCAATGGTCGTTGGTCTGCACCAGCTTCAAAGAATGGAATGAATAACGCAGTATCCTGTAATGGAGATGTGTGGATGTTTTGTAAGTTACCAACACCACCTTCGTTACCTGGGCCCTGAACACCTTGTAAACCTTGGAAACCGTAATCCCCTTGGATACCAGTAGTACCTTGTGGACCTTGAACACCAGCACCGATAGAACCTTGGAAACCTAAATCACCTTGTATACCTTGAGTACCTTGGCTACCCTGTGCACCAAACCCGGTTTCACCTTGTACACCTTGCCAACCGTTAAAGCCTTGAGCACCTTGGAAACCTTGAGTACCAGATCCACCAACTGAACCAGCTTCACCTTGAACACCTTGTTGTCCTTGGAAACCTTCATAACCTTGGACACCGCCTTCACCTGATTCACCAGAAATACCCTGCGGACCAGATGGACCATTATCACCTTGCAGACCAGTATCACCGATACCAGCCGCACCTTGGAAACCTTGAACACCTTGTTGTCCAGAACCGTTTGGTCCTTGGAAACCTAATCCACCTTGGAAGCCTTGGAAACCATTACCACCTTGGGCACCTTGATTACCTTCACCTGCAGTACCTTGGTTACCACCAAATCCTTGGAAACCTTCGGATCCTTGGAAGCCTTGCATACCTTGTACACCTTGAGTACCAAATCCTATTGGACCTGTAACACCTTGAATACCTTGAGAAGCCTGAGGACCTTGAACACCTTGGAAACCATCGTTACCTTGGAAACCTGCTGCGCCCGGAGCACCAATACCTTGTGGACCTTGGAAACCCTGCATACCTTGGAAGCCATCGCCACCTTGTAAACCAAAGCTACCTTGTACACCCTGTGGTCCGTCGCCACCAACTTCACCTTCATCACCTTGTTCACCATCAGTACCTTGAGGACCAGTTGCTCCTTGGAAACCGGTAGCACCTTGAGCACCAACACCATCTAAACCTTGAAGTCCTTGTAATCCTTGAGTACCTTGAGCACCAACTGTACCAATTCCACCGTCTAAACCTTGAATACCAGTATCACCTTGGATACCAGTAGTACCTTGTGAACCAGTGGCACCTAAGTCACCAGTTCTTGCGAAAGTAATTACAACATCAAGTCCATCAGTCATACTTGTAACTGAACCATTTACATATGAACATATTATGTTAAAGTAACCTGCGACTTCCTGAACACTAGTGATAGTAAATACCGCAAAGTTTTCCGGAGCACCATTTTCAGATAACTTAAAGTGACCTTTGATAGGGCTTGTTGAGTCATCAATAGTTCTAAGGAATGGTTGAATGTCCGTAAAGTTATCATCTCTATCGTCCATATACAGGTTACCTGCAGAACTAAACGATGCATTGTTAAACTTAAGTGTACCAACCCCTGGATCCGATGTAGCAGTATTTGTGCTGAATGTGTAATCAAAAGTAACACCACCGAATGAACCAGTTTGACCTTGAACACCTGATCCACCTTGTAGACCGTCAGTACCTTGAGTACCCTGCGGACCGAGTAGTCCTGGGAAACCTTGAACACCTTGGAAACCTAAATCACCTTGGAAGCCGTCAGTACCTTGAATTGACTGTGGACCTTGTGTACCTTGATTACCTAGTAATCCTTGAATACCCTGTACTCCTTGGACACCTTGAACTCCTTGCGTACCTTGTGGACCAAGATCAGAAGTAACAATATCGCCACCCATACTAGCATGTACTGTACATTGGTAATAAAGTGATGCAGGAGCATCGAATGGTACTCGGAATATAATTAAACCACTTGCTGACGCGTTACCTGTTACACCAGTATTATAAGCAGCTCCACCTTGAGCAACTCTAATTTCAAATGGGTGACCTGCCGCGCTTACATCAAAGATATAAGTAAATCCACGGATAAGGTGAATTGTTGGATCAGCTACACCATCAATTAGATAATCACTTGTGCCATTATTTGTTACGATAAACGTACGTGCGCCTTCTTGTCCTTGTAGACCTTGAGCACCTTGGATACCAGTAGTACCTTGGATTGACTGTGGTCCTTGAGTACCTTGCAGCCCTTGCAATCCTTGTACACCTTGCAGGCCTTGAACGCCTTGAGTACCTTGAGTACCAGCCGAACCACGAGGAACAAAGTTAATTAATGTCTTAGCAGGGTGTAATGTATCAATAACATCTGTTTGCCATGAATTGTTTGGCAATCCATATGAACCAACATAAGTAACGTCGAACCAACCAAATGTTTGTCCTACGCCGTCCCATGTAAAGTCTGTAAACTCATATACTACTTGATGGTGACCACCTGGACCATTTCCGTCGTCGAACGATTCAACAATAATTAAACCTTTTGAACCTGAACCGTTTGGAATAGCTGCTAACCAATCAAACATTCCATCAACGTCGTTTGTATAATTATTTAAAGGAATATCGTCAAGTGTTAAAACAGTTGCTAACGAAACATCAGCGTTGTTTATTTTCCATTTACTAGTTCCTGGGAATGTTGATGGAGTTGAGTTATTAAGATATTCCCACTCATAAGTTAAACCACCATAATATCCAACAGCACCTTGAACTCCTTGAGTACCTTGGTCGCCTTGTGTACCTTGATAACCTTGTAAACCTTCTCCACCTTGTAAGCCTTGAATACCTTGAACTGATTGAGTACCTTGAATACCTTGTACACCAGTTCCACCTTGTAGTCCTTGTAAACCTTGGATACCTTGAACTGATTGAGTACCTTGAATACCTTGTAAGCCCTGTACTCCTTGAGTACCTTGTATACCTTTTTGTCCTTGTATACCTTGAATACCATCAGTACCTTGTATTGACTGTGGTCCTTGCGTACCTTGGTTACCTAATAGACCCTGTACTCCTTGGACACCTTGAATTCCTTGAGTACCTTGAATACCTTGGAAACCTCTGTCGCCAGACATACTAAACGCAACTAATACCGGTAAACGTTGTGTTGTACCCGGAGTTGGTGTATCTAATTGAACAAAATCGCTCTTAATGCCTTCGCCTGCTACATAAGTAACATCTAATTGCCAATAACCTGTTTGGTCAGTAGCTGCCTGAACTGAGAATATAACATAATCATCAGGATTGTTGCGAAGAGTAATCTTCATATAAGCTTTGTTTGTGGAAGATGATGCGGCGATTGCTGTGTATAAACCTTCAAGGTTTACACTATAGAATGCTTCGTCATCAATCCAAATTCTTGTAACGCCGGAAAAATCGTCTGCTGGATTAGCAGCGCCATTCATAATCATTTCACCGGTAGTTGGATCGGCTTGTACTATTTCATCTTTAATTCTAAATTCTACTACATGACCGGCATCATCACCAGAGAACCCTTGGAAACCTAAGTCACCTTGAATACCAGTAGTACCTTGAATAGATTGCGGTCCCTGTGTACCTTGGTTACCTAATAACCCTTGTACTCCTTGAGTTCCCTGAACTCCTTGGACACCTTGAATTCCCTGTGTACCTTGTGGTCCTTGGATACCTTGCGTACCTTGAATACCGACTGTACCTTGAACACCTTGCGTACCTTGATAACCACGGAAACCACGAGAGCCTTGGATACCTTCTTCACCAATAGTACCTTGCGTACCTTGGTTACCTAATGTACCTTGAACACCTTGGATACCTCTAAATGATCCAACGTTTACCCATACAGCTCCATCATATACCCATAACTCATCATCGGCATTATCAATAACACCTTGACCGGTTGTAGCCGATGGGAATGCTGTATTAAGAGTTGCTTGTTGGTCTCCGCCAGCATCAACGTCTGTAACAGAACCAATAACATTAAATCCTGGACCATATGTACCTTGAGTACCTTGTAAACCTGTATCGCCTTGTAAACCCGTGGTACCTTGAGTACCTGAACCAACTGCGTTCCATGCTGTTCCATTAGAAACATAAATTAACCCGTCGGAGCCATAAGCAATAGCACCTTTATACGGGGATGGATCTAATTGAATAGGTACAGCTTGAGGCGTACCCTGTCCAATTATTCGTGAACCGCTAATTGATTTAAAAGCCATTATACATCGTCCTCCTCAGATTGACCGAGTGTAAAGGATAATGTTGCATGTACTGCCAAGTTTGTATCACATTTTAATTCTAACAAATCACCTGATTTAAAGAACTGACCATTAAGTGGTAATGGAATAGTATCATATCCTGGAATTTGTAAATTTCTAATTAAATAAAATTCTGCGTTAACGTCTTCTCTGTGAGCCCTTACATCAACCTGAACTGTATTAGCTGTAATGTTACATAGAATGAGTGGCGAAATAACTTCACCTACGCCTGGTTCTACTGTTGTTGAACCACCGAAGACTAGCTCCGGAACTTCATAGTTTGGTACTTCAATCATCGTCTGCCAATTAGTAGACAATGTAAAAGATTTGGCGACCGGTTTTGCATCTGGCGCCTGTGATGTTGCTATTGTGTAAATTGTCATTATAGAGCTGCCCTACTGTTCGATGCACGTCTTGCAAGTTTTCTAACTGATGAAGTGAATGGTCGACCTTCAATTCGACCTGTTCTACCGTTAATCTTTAGTCCTCTTGCGAAGTACTGGTTGTTTAATTCGTCTGAACCTGACCATCTGATCCTACCTCCGCCTTCTGATAATACAGAGGCATTAGCACCAATTGCGGCACCCACGTTTCTAAAGTTCAGCGGTAAGGCGTTTCTGTTAACACCTGCCGATGCACCATTGAACTGGTGGGCAATTGATTCAACGAGTGAACCGAAAGTTAAGAAGTTAGGTCTTATGACACTATCTATGATAAGATTATCTATCAATTCAGTTACCATTGTTGAGTGATCCACATCAGGAGCGATATTGTTATTTATATATGTTTTCATTCTTGACCATGCGCCAGTGAATGAGTCAAGTAAATCAGTATTGTTAGGACCTTCAGTTATAAGAGTCCAAACTGATGCTCCGTTGTATACGTAGATATTACCTGCATATCTGTTACCATTGTTATTAGTTGAAACAATTCGTGCATCCCATTTCTTTGAAGTAGAGTTAAAGTCTTGTAAGGATGGAACAGTATTTGTTGTACCTTTAAATCTTAATCTACGCCAATCAACATAATCTGATGGTGGGTTGAATACTGGGAATACGTGTTGTGCGTCAATATTAAATAATGCACCAACGAATGACCTTGAACCTTTATCCGAACCAACTGTACCAACAACTGGATCAATAACTCTACCTTTGAAATCATTTTGTAGAACTTTAAGGAAGTTACCACCATCACGATATGTTTTAGGTAAGTCGATAAATTTATATGTTGAAGTAATATGACGTTGTACTTCTCTTTGTAATTTACCTCTGTTATTATCTAAGATGTCTTTAGCAAAACTAAACTCTTTAGTTTCTTCCCAAGCAAAGTTAGGTTCTTCGATTGGACCGAGTGATTTAGGTGTATCGTAGAACATCACATTATGTAATATATCACCAAGTTTAATTGCTTGAGCTTCTTGTTTAGTTGTTCCTAATTCAGAACGTATAGCTTGATTTGGATGCTTACCAATAACGATTTGACTTACGATATATCCAAGTTGACGGTAAGCTTTTGCTGTAGCAACTCTTGTATCTTCTGGGATGCGTAATTCGTTATTCCAATAATAGAAATCTGCATTCCATCTTGTGGCTAAGTTACCACCATAGTTGAGATCCCAAGACATCGCATCAATGATATATCCGGCATCTCTGCGACATTTAGCTTTAGAGTAATCAATAATAGTAAATGTATCTTTAAGGAATTTAGTAACATCATCAGCAAGTTCGTCAAGGTTATCATCAATAATTTGTGAAGCTTCGATTTTACCAGCATCAACCCAAGATAAGTTAGGCTCGATAATATCTGGTAGACCGTCAATGTTATCTCTTCTGATCGCATCTTCTACGATACGAACCAAGTCAGCAACCTCTTCGCCTTCAACTGATGTAGCCGCAGTAATTGTTGTATCTTGTGTAGTCCAAGTTTTAACTGCTTTCTTCAATCCGCCTTCAGTTGCACTTACGAATGTATGAGCACCTGAGTATGTAGCTGCCGGTCCTACCCACATTGTTATCACATTGCCATTAACATGAAGAATTGGACAAGGTGTATCGTAATAAGGGTGATGTGATTCAGGCACCGCGTGGTCAGTTGGACCAGCACCAGTATCACATGAGAATGTAAAGCTTAAAGGTTCAAACGATACATAATCACCTATTTCTAAACCGTGGTCTGCATCGATAGTTGCAGTAAAGTAACCTGTATCAGCATCGTATGTTGCATCAGTTGAAGTAAATCCTCTCTGATATGCAGTTTGATTTTGAACAATTGATTTAACAACCCCAGCCATTTCTGTAAAGAAGTGAGCAGTCTGTTGTCTTTGGTCTGCAGGTAATATTGAATGTGCGCCTTCGAAGTATAGACCCGCAGTCATTATCATTGCATAGTTAGTTGTATAGTTAACATCGTGAGATATAGCATCAATCATTACGCCAACATCTCTACGACATTTTTCTTTTGAATATGATATACCGTTATATTCTGTAGCAATATGAACTTGTAAATCCTTCGCCATTTGAATTGTGTTATCATCAACTACGTTCTTAGCAACTAATAAATCAGATTGGATCCAAGTTAAGTCAGGATCAATTCGTGATGGAATATTTGCTGGGCTATTATCATCAGATACTTTTGCCAACATCGTTGCTAATGATTTTGCTTCATCTGCGATCGTACGTCGAGCAGCTCTAAAGTTCATCTCTTGTCTAACAGTATTACCAGTTATATGAGTGATTGCATTTAATGTTGCGCTTACGAATGTGTGAGCTCCACCACCTTTACCGTATGGAACCTTGCCAACATTCATAGTAATAGTTGTTCCAGTTCTTGCAGTGATTTTCATCGGTGCATTGTAATATGGATGATGTGCTTCTGGCGCAGGGTGTAAATGTTGGTTACCATCTAAGGCACATGTAAAGTTAATGCTGTTTGGAGCAATCATTACATAATCTCCAACTTTAAGATTATGATTTGCCATTGTTGCCGTGAAGACACCAGTATCAGGATCGTAAGTAGCAGTTGTTGGTGTAAACTTGCGACCCTCTTTACGTGGTACCATTTCGTTACGAGTTACCCAACGAACTACCTTACCAAGATATTCAAATGCTTCTCTTGTTGATTGACGTTGGTCAATTGGTAGAATATTAACAGCATTCTTAAAGTAAAGTTCAGCCGTGCCATGCATTGCAGAGTTACCACCATATTGAATATCGTGTGAAATCGCGTCAACAATATAACCTGTATCTCTTCTGCATCGAGCTTCATCATACTCAAGGTAGTCAAAGTTATCTCTTAGGTATTGAGTAATCGTACCTTGTAGATTATCTTTACGCCCTGCAATCAATGTAGCAGATGGATCATATAGATAGTTTTCAGCACCTACGGTATTTGTAGGAATTTCAATAACATCAGGCATATTAATTAAGGAGTCATCAGCAATTAGATCGCCAACTATTTTCCATAGTGATGTTATGTGTTGAGCAATTGGTGCAGTAACTACGCCGAATGAGGTATTTTGAGTAACAGTATTTCCAGCTGATCGCGATACTGTTTGTTTCAGAACAATTTGACTTGCTACTGAACTTAAGTGAGTATATAATGCAGCGGTTGGTGCCCTTTGAGCTGAACTCAATGTGGATAAACCATTCTCAAAATATAGTTTAGCAACGTCAAGCATTGCGGTATTTGACTCGTGTTGTGTATCGTAAGATACCGCGTCAACCATAATGCCTGTATCACGTTTACATTTATTTACATCATATGATAATCCGCCGTAGTTTGCGTTGACCCAAGCAGTAGCTTCTTCTTTTAAGAATTCTCTGTTAAGTTGAAGAGCTTGACGAGCAAACACGTGGTTATCAGAAATTTGACCAACACCGTAGTTATAGTTTGTACCATCTGGTGTGTAATCATTAATCATAGATGTAATAATGTTATTGAAGGAATCTTGAGCTCTAGTAAGTGCTACACCGGAAAGCTGTGCCTCGATGTCCTTTTGTACATATCTGATTCCTTCAATTGTTTCGGCAAGTTGGTCTTCAATAACCTTATCGGCACCTACAGTACCAATACGATATGATTTACCGATATACTTACCATTGTATGTTGAACCTGTTTGAACATCTCTTCTAACCGCATCAATAATAAAGCCTGCATCTCTTGCGCATTTCGCTTCATCAAATGTGTAGTTATTATCTCGTACGAATTGAATAATCTCTTCTTGGATAAACGTTCTGTTCCATTGTAGAGATTTACGTGCGAATGTTCTAGCAGGATCCATTTTTGGTTTAGTTAGTAAGTTCTCTGTAGGCAATGCCTTAGGAGTTCTTTGACTAATATCTAATGAACCTCTGTAATCTGGTATTACTAATCTGTCGTCAACAATATTCGCTATAACCATTGCTAGGTCAGATGCAATTGTTCCTGTTGCAGTATCAGCAGCTTGAAGTGATACATCTTGGTATATGATGTTACCATCAATTTCTGAAATCGCGTCAGTCAAAGCAGATACGAATGTATGAGCTCCGGTATATGCTCCAGCATTACCAACCCACATTGTAATTGTTGTTGCATCAGCTCCAATAATTGGGCATGCTCTGTTATAGAAGCGATGATGTGCTTCAGGGCTTGCGTGGTTAGTTGGTCCTGATCCTGTATCACAAGAGAATGTAATTGCACTTGGTTTAAACCAAACGTAATCGTCTGTTGTTAATGTGTGAGTACCAATTGTAGCAACCATAATACCAGTTGTTGGATCGTATGTTGCGCCAGTTGGAGTAAATCTTGCTCCAAAGATTGGTTCTTGTACTTCATTCTTAACAACTTTTTCCATTACACTTGCAAGGTGAGTGAATGCCAATCTTGTCGGTTCTCTCTGATATTGAGGTAATACGTTAATGGCACCTTCAAAATAATATCTTGCATTGAATATAGTAGCAGAGTCTCCGCCGTATTCTAAGTCTTCTGAAATCGCATCAACAATGTAACCTGTATCTCTTGGGCATTTTTCTAAACTATATGCTAAACCATTGTATTGCTCTGAAATGTATTCGTTGATTTCAGTTTGATACTTAACAGCTTGACCTTTGATTGACTCAAATTCTGAACCTAATGTATAGTTTGCGGTATGAGTATCAAACGCAGGTTCAACAATTGCAGGGATTGTTCCATCGTTTTCTCTAATAACACTACCAACATCGTGGAATAATTTTTCAGCATGTTGAGCAACCGCTGGTTTAATAGACCTTCGTACACCGTCAGCCAATGCGCTTACAAATGAATGTACCTTATCAACTCTAGCTTCACCAACTTGTAATGTAATAGTTGTTGGAGTAACTGAGTCAATTCTAACTGGTTTGTTGTATATTGGATCAGTTGGTCTAGGGTGTGATATGTTAATTGGTGTAGCATCAGTTGGTGATGTTGGGCAAGATAGAGTAATTGCATTTTCTGCAAAGATTACATAATCCTTTTCAGTAAATGAGTGATTACCCAATGTCATTGTCATAACGCCAGAATTATGATCGTATGCAACGTCTGTTGGTGTATAAGCCTCTGCCATATTTGCTACATTCACTGCATCAGCGGTAACTGATACGAATGTATGTACAGTTTGTGGCTCGTGTTTCATCGCATTGGCTGTTGCAGATACAAATGTATGTATTGAACCTGACGCGCTTCCTGCATCACCAACATTGAATGTCATTGTACCAGTTTGACGTCTGATTGAATTAGCCGTTGCGCTTACAAATATATGAGCACCATTATATGGTGATGGTCCAACATTTAATTTGAATGTATCAGTTGTAACATCTGAAATTTCTAACCAACGGTTTGATGCGAAATCAGTAGCTCTTGGATAGCCTTTTTCAACTGTGTAACCGTCAAGTACGCATGTATATACTAATCCGTAATCTGCAATCATTACATAATCACCATTACTAAATCCGTGGTTAGCAACAGTAATTGTTGTATCACCACTTGATGGACTGTGTACTGCGTTTGTTGGTGTATGTTGTGTTTCACCTACTGCAGTAATTGATAATGATTTGCCAGTTAATGGATCACCAACTCTTGGATATGTATGCTGAGTTGCGTTACCATCTTGGTCACAAGTAAATGTGAATGAGTTATTTTCTAAAACAATACCGTTACCAACTCTTAAACCATGTTGGCCAACATTAACAATCATTTCACCAGTTGCGGCATCATAATTTGCAGACGTTGGTGTGAAGTATTTGTTAGGACCGGACGGAGCAGCGTCTAATGTAACTGTGCTTGATGTTACTTCTTTAACCAAATATGTCTTTAATGCATATGGGTCAAGTCCTGCTCGAGGATATGTTTTCGCGGCATCGTCACCATCCATTGCGCATGTAAACGTAAAGCTATTTGGTTCCAATGTAACTCTGTCATTAAGAGAAACTGTATGTCCAGGCATAGTCATTACGAAGTCACCATTTGCTGGATCGTATGTTGCAGTTGTTGGTGTATATGTTGTTGTTTCAACAATAGTTTGAGTTACAGCACCTTGAAGTGGAGTAACAACTTCGTTTCTAACAATTTGACCAACTAAATCTGATGCAAAGAAGAACGCCTCTGATGTTGGAACAACTTCTTCATCATCTAATACTGGGATAGCATTTTCAAAATATAGTTTTGAGTTAGTTGCACTTAATGCATTTGATCCATTTTGTACATCCCAAGCTATCAGGTCAACAAAGATACCCATATCTCTTTCGCATGCGGCTGTGTTATATACAAAGTTTGGATATTCTGCCGTGATAAACGCGATGATTTCTTTTTGGATAAACGCTTTGTTAGTAAATATTGCTTTACCTGCTTGACGATGTTCTGGTGATATTGTTAAGTCACCGTAGATCGGTGCCGCAGCTGATCCAATACCATTTGACATAATATCAATTATAGTATCAAATGCCGCATTTGACCTTGTGATTGCTGTGGCATCAACTAATACGTCAGTTGCAATTTTACCTTTGAGCCAAGTTATAGCTCCAACAGTTTGAGTTAATTGTTCGTTAATTACAGCATTAGCACCAACCGTACCAATTGTGTAACCTTTACCTACATAGTAAGCGTTAACAGTTGAGTCTGTTAGAATATCTCTAGCAACCGCATCTAAAATTAAACCTGTATCTCTAGAACATTTAGCATTGTCATAGACGAAGTAATTATTTTCCATCCATAATTTAACTTCATTTTGAAGATATGATTTGTTTTTCTGTAGGATACGAGAAGCGTATGTACCTTGTTCTTTTGCACCAACCTGTACAACCGCGCCTTCATCAGCACTTACAAATGTATGTGGATCAGTATTAGTTCCTGCGTCTCCACAGTTTACCGTGATTGTATTTGTTGTTACTGCACTAATTTCTAATGGTAATTGATAAGCCTTATCACCAATACGTGGTGAGTAATCAGTACCACCGCCATTATGAGCACAGCTGAATGCAAAGCTTAATGGTTGTAATTCAATATGATCGCCGATACCCATACCGTGGTCAGTAATAGTAATAACCATCTCGCCACTTACTGGGTCGTATGTAGCTGTTTCTGGTGTAAAGGCTTTAATAACTCTAGCAGAGTCTGAGAAGAATAATGCGTTTGAGTCGATTGAGTCTGGAGTTGCCGATACGAATGTATGGTTGTTTGCATGCCCACCAGCATTACCAACATTAACAGTAATTGTGTCTGATGTTGTTCCAGTAACTCTTACTGGTTCTTTATATGCAGGATGGTCATTTAGCGGTGAAAGGTCTGTACCTGTTACGCCACCAACATCACAACTGAATACCATTGACTCAGGTGCGATTTGGATCCATTTACCAACAGGTAAATCGTGTTGTCCAATAGTAATTTCTAACTCGCCAGTTACTGGGCTATATGTAGCTGTTTGTGGAGTAAATTTACCAGTCCACATTCCCGCTTCACGTATTGCATTAGTAGTTGCTGATACGAAAGTATGTGCCGATATATCACTTGACTCGCCAACATTTACAGTAATTGATGTTGAAGTTCTTGCCGAAATTGTAACTGGCTTTTTATATGCAGGGTGCATTTTTTCAGCTTGAATACAATTATCTGATGCACTTACAAATGTATGAGCACCGCCGCCATCAACAATTCCACCAACATTCATATAGATTTTTGTTGCGTCAACTTTTTCAATAGTGATTTGTTTCTTATAGAAAGGGTGATGTGATTCTGGCGCAGGGTGGTTTGTTACATCACCATCAAGTGCGCAAGTAAAGATAATTGAACTTGGTTTAAATTCAACCTTATCACCAACCTTCAGCGTATGTGTACCAATAGTTGCGCTAAACTCACCAGTTGCCACATCGTATGAAGCGTCGGTTGGAGTAAAGTTTAAGAATTGAGTAGAAGGATATGAATGCTCAGTTGTATTATTATCTAATGCACATGTAAATACTAAACTATTTGGCTCGATGTAAATTTGGTCGCCAATGTTAAAGTCATTAGAACCAATTGTCATAACAACTGAACCTGTTGCAGGGTCATATACCGCGTTAGTCGGCGTATATTTTTTACCATTGTTATTTAGTAATCTAGACATTTCATCAAAAGAAGCGTTTGATCTATCAATTGCAATTGAGTTATCACCAATGAATAAAGCAGCTCTTTCTTTTAAATAATCAATAGAACCAACAGTTTGTTCTAACTGTTCAGTAACACTTACCTCACCAGATTTAGTACGGTAAGCTGCGCCAGTTTGAATAGCGTTATAGTTTGTACCAAGAATTAAATCACGTTGTACTGCAGGTAAAATATATTCTTCAGTATCTCTGTGGCATTTTTTGCTATCGTAGAAATACCATTCGTTATCTGCCCATTCCATCATGTAATCTTGGATGTATTCTTTATTTGATTGCAGAATTTTACGTGCGTTACGTTTATCAACAGAAATACCAGTATCATCAGAGTATGTTAATAGTTGACCGATAACCGATACAGCATTATCAGATGCTTCAACAAATCTGTGTTCGAAGTTTGCGGCGGTTAATCCTGGGTTAACTGTAATAGTTTTTGCTGATACCGCCACGATTGGTAGAGCAGCCAAATAAGCTTTTTCTGATTTGCGTGGATGGCTAATTTTTGTTTTAAAGTTATCACTTGAACATGTGAATGTAAATGATTCTTCTGCAAGGTTAACGTAACGTCCAACAGTTAAATCGTGCGCACCGATAGTAATAACCATCATGCCTGTTGTTGGGTCGTATGTAGCCTTAGTTGGTGTATATTTGTCACCTGATCCTGCAATCGTATCAATAACGTTATTAAATGCAGAGTAAGCCGATGTTGCCGCTGGAGCAGAGTTAGCTTGAATTAATTCATCAGTTGTTTTACGTAATCTCTTAAACGAAGCAACCGTTTCATTTCTTTGATTTTCAAGGCTTGTTCTTGCAGTATTAACATAATATGCTAATCCAGCGTTTTCAGTATTATAATTTGTACCTAATAACATGTCATATTTGACAGCAGGTAAAATATATTCTTGTACATCACGCTCACATTTTGCGCTATCATATGCATAGAACTCTTCGTTATTGTCGATCCAATCAACAAAATCGTTAATGATTAAATCTCTGTTAGTTTGAACAATTTCTCTAGCAGCCGTTTGGTCAGATTTACCAGTGTCTGCGAATATAATAGGGTTAGCCGCGGCTTCACCATTTTGTAAAATATTAAGAGTTTCATCAAGTGATGTGTTAATTCTGTTAGTTAATTCTGTACTTGCGTTTGCAAAAATACCACCCGCTGAGCTAGCGATAGATCCTTTAAGATGTTCAATAGAACCGGTTGTTTCAGTTAATTGCTCATCAACTACAAGATATGAAATTGGTGAACGATATGAAATACCATTTAATCGACCCCAGTAGTTACCTTTTGTAGCAATATCGTAACCAGTGTTATCAACGATAATTCCTGTATCACGGAAACATTTATCAGCATTATAACCTTGATAACCTAAACCACCAGATGTAGTATTTGCTGTCAAATAATAAACCATATCATCAACGATTTCGTCTGCTTTTTCTACCAAGACGTCTGCAAACGCAGAATTGGCGATTAGGTTTGAAGCATTGGCTTCAGCAGGTCGAATAATAACTGTTGAACCTCTTGCACGCATTGATATGTCACCAAACTGAGAACCTGAGTTGTTCAATGTCATTTGGCCACCATCAAGAGCAAAGAACGCTTGACGTGTAAAGATTGATAATGAACCAATACCGTTAACACCAGCACCGTTCTTAGCAACATATCCTGTACCATTTTGAGTACGAGGTGTGAAACCAAAACATAATACGTATGTATATAGTGAGTCTGTATCAAGTACCGCTCTGTCTGCTAATAGACACCCGCCACCTCGACCAACTAGTCTGTTAGGGAAATCATCAATACCGATTGACTCGATAGTACCTGTACCACCACGTTGTGCATATAGGACATCACCAACTTCAACATTACCTTTAAGGTTACGAACATAAATTTGTCTGGCTGAGTCAATATCATCAATGTATGAGATAAACCCTGTTGCGCCGCTTGAGAATGTTACTTCGTCGTTAACTTCGAATTGAGATTGTGCAGAGTGACCTGCTACTAAATAGAATTCCTGACCTAAATCAAGGATGGTACCTTTTGAGTTAAATGGATTTAACGGAGGTTCAACATCAAGTCTATTAAAGTTTGATAACTGTGAGGAGTCACGAATATATGGAGAACGTCTTAGTAGAGCGCCTGGTCTGTAAGCGATAGCAAAACCACCTTCAGGTTGGTCAAAGTTATCAACCTCAAAGTTCATATATGCGAAACCTTGAACATAACAACCTGAACCAACTAGAACACCATTGGTTTTTTCCCAACCTGGTTTTTTCTGAATAACTGTTGCATACTGACCAGCTGTTGAGGTCATTGCACAATCATCAGGTAATACGATTGGTTCATCTACATAATAAGTACCCGGTCCACATGAAATATGGATTGCGTTATTAATATCGTTACGATTTGGATTACCACCTGCTTTTTCAAT